TTTTTAAGTTAAATGGCTTTCCATTATAGAAAACGGCCCAAATAGCATCAGCATCTAAGACTTGTTCTGCCCTGTATGTTTTTTTATCTATATATTCTAATAATACAGTAGGTTTAGGTCTGCTCATATGCGTATACTCCTTAAATTATATACGCATATATTTATCTCTTTTTTAAGTTATCTACGCAGTTTACTTCCAGTCTGTTCCGCCGTCTAACTGTACTTCAATAACTTCTGATCCGCCCGAGTTCTCTTTAACGTATCTTTCAAGATCGCCTTCAAGTCTAGCCATTGTAACACCTAGTGTATATGCTAAATTTTTAGCTTGTTGTAAAGTAAGTTTTACTTCTCTAGAGTTACTTGCGTCAGCATTTTTAACTTGCATAATAAATTGCTGTATACTAGATGTGTTTAAGGGTTCATTTTGCATTAGCATTGCTCAACGCCTGGCGCATTTCTAAATCAGATTTAAAAGGACCTTTTGTTTCATATCGTTCTACAGTAATTAGTTTGGGACAAAAACTCTTAACCCAGCCTTTATCGAACTTAATAATGTAGTAACCTGCGCAATATAGGCTTTTGCTTTTAGCACTTTTGGTAAACAATGGTAGTTTACGTTGTACATCTAACATAGTGTTATACGGCACTGTACTAGTTGGATAGTTGTGTACTTCTTTTTCTACTTCAATTGCCTTACTAGTATCAGTAATATCGTTAATTAAAACGTTACTACCAAATGTATTTTTTAATGCTTTCTTGCTATCAAAGTATGTTGTACCTTGATTGTCACTAAACATAAATCTATCGTCTGCGGCTGATATAGTTCCAATTCTTACGCCTTCGTCTTCGACGATCCAAAATTTATCTTTTAAAATAGTCTTTGTCTTTATACTCATTTAGGGTACCTCGCTTGTAGTGGTTCTGCAAAAGTAGCGGCTTGATCTGCAATACGTTGCATATCCCATTTAGCACAGAACTTCATAAGACGTAATCCTACTTGATTAATCTCTTTAGGTTCTACTTCTGCAATAGTGTTATTAATTATCTCTCTAATGTCTGCAGGTTGTGCAGTCAAGTCACACAATACAACATTGCGATTGTAATCATCAAGTACACGATGTTCGGTACCGTTATGATCAGTCCAGCGTTGTAGCATCATATTGTTCCAGTTGTAGCCTTTAGTAGTCTTATCGTCGTATGCTTCAATAAGGCCAACTTTATTCTTAGTGCCTTTCTTACGTACACCAGGATAAGCACTAAACACGTTATCACTAGTGTCGCCACGCATACACTTCTCAAATAACATATAGTCAGGCTGCGGAGCAGGCTTAATCTCCTGTGTCTTCTTCTCAATAACAGGTGTGCCGTCGTCGTTGAAGTAGCCTTTGTCTGTAATAGTAACGTTAGCAATACCATTGTACTGTGTACAATTAGGACCTACTAGTTGTGCAAAGTCACCATCTGTACTAATAATAACACAATGATCATCAGGATGTGATTGTACCCAGCCTGCAATAAGATCATCTGCTTCTAGTTGTGAATGACGTATAACAGTACAGTTAGTCTTGTCTTTCATAAAGTTCGTAAACTCGTCAAATATTTCAAAGAACGCTTTATCGTCTTCACTTTCAGATACAGTCATCTTATCGCGAGCAACTTTTCTATTACGTTTGTAAGGCTCGTAATAGTCTTTGCGCCAGCTACGGCCTTCTAAACAAAACACAACGTGATCTGCATCAAAGTCTTGCCAAGCCTTCTTTACACTGTTAAGTGTAATATGCAGAGCCATTCCTACTTTAGTGTCAATATCGCCACGAACAACGTGCCTTGCACGGAAGAATGTGTTAAGCGTGTCTACTAGTACATAAGTTGCCATACTATATACACCCCGATAAACATAATGAGAATATGTTGCCATCCTGTACGAATGCAACTAGTAATGTAATGCCTAAAATTTCTAACATAGTTTTGCCTTTGTGTAATTTATAGTACTATTATAGCACCAGATCTGGCGTGTGTCAAGTATTAAGATACTTCACTTTTACCTTTATCGATCGGAACAACATTAATATATCCTGCACCTCGGTCAGTGTCTAGTCCTTCTTGCTCTAGCATTCCGTATACAATATCACGGAACCAGCGGTCTACAATTTCTTCTTCAGGATCGTTATCGACACCATACCCTTCTTTAACAAGTTTTGCAATAAAATATTTGTTCCAATCAAGTTCGAAGAATCCGTTGCGAACATTTTCTTCGTTAATCTTAACATCAATAACATCTACCCACGGTTCTTTCTTGCGGGTGTGATAATCTTTAGGATCACGTTGTTTAAGAAGTTCCATCTTTTCAGCTTCTACTTCTGCTTTCTGTGCTTCGACTTTGTCTAAGCCTGTTAGTTTTTTAAAAAAGTTTTTCATATTAATCCTTTCTCCCTCAGTTTATCATCTAAGTTTTTAATTGGAGCCTTCATAGCTCGTTTGTGTTGATCGTTTGCATAGTCTCTAGGTGCCCCAGGCATTTCCGAATAAGCTGATGTGTAGTCTAGGGGTAAATCGCCATCCTTTTTCCATACATACTTCAGCAACTTCTTTAACATTAAGGACATACTCTTCCGAGCGTCCCCCAAGCGGCATACAATATACTGGACACTCAACGCCGACATCACGATATGCTTGCACAGCTCTACCAGCTTCGTCAATATCTGAACGATCAGCAACGACAAATTTAAGATAAATGTCACTACCAGCAACAGTGGAATAGTTAAGAGCAACGTCAGGCTTAATAGCGTCCTCCCAAGATTCTCCGCTAACGGATAGCTTTGGCGAACAACTCCACGTAACAGTAATTCTGTCATTATCGTTGAGATAGTTGTAGAGGTCGTCGTGTAATACTTGTGTAGTGTTTGTTTCAAATGTGACATTTTTTAAATCCTTCATACGTGGGTGTTCGAATAGCTCTACGTAAAGTCGTTGCCACGCCAACAACGGCTCACCGCCTGTCATAATTAAATGGATATCTTGTCCATTGTCCATTGTCCACTTGCCTTCTGGTGTAAGCGATAGTAGATGTTCTACCACTTCGTTGATCTCTGCAAGTTTGTTAAAGTTTTTAAACTCAGGATAGATACTTGCATAAGTGTCGCATCCTGTATGAATAATAGGCAAGTCTGTAAACTTTTCAGTTTTAGCAATAATGCCGTCATCTAATAATGCTTTAACTTCTTCGTTGTATCTTTGTCCGTCTGCAAGTTTCTCTGCACGACTAGGCTCATCCTTACCGAGCCCAAAGTTCATACAACGGAAGTTACAACCAAAGGTACGCAAGAATACACTGGGCACTCCTACAAACTTACCTTCGCCTTGTACACTGTAAAATGCTTCGCTATATCTTAGTTTCATACTTGGCTTTTTGTTTACTGCTTCGTGCGATGGATAGCCTTTTTCAAATACTGGAGATTCTATCATCGTGCAAACTCCTGCTGTAGTTTAATGTTGTCAAAGAACTCTTTCTTAGTGCCACTATCATCTTTAAAACTACCTTTAAGTACAGTTGTTTGTGTAAGACTACTAGTTGCCATAATGCCTCGATTCTCGCAACAACCGTGTGTTGCTTGAATATAAACACCTAAGTGTTCAGCATCAGTCGCTTTACCAATTTCACGAGCAATATCATTTGCAAGTTCTTCTTGCAATGTACCACGTCGAGCACACCATTGTGCAATACGTGTATACTTAGATAGTCCAATAAGTTTGTCTGCGGCAATAATGCCAATGTATGCTACACCTGCTACTGGCTGATGGTGATGCGAACACATACTTTTAAGTTCACTACGTACTACTAACATTCCGTCATAACGTTCATCGCTATCATTAGGAAATGCTGTTGCACTTGGAGCCGCTTCGTATCGTCCTGACATAATCTCATTGTAGTACATTTTAGCAAGACGCTTTGCTGTGCCTTTAGAGTTAGGGTCGTTATAACGATCAATAATTAATGTATCTAATACACCTTCAAATGCTGTAGTTGCCTC